CTTGGATTTTACGAAAAAATGATGTAAGTTCCTTGGGTACAAAATTAAATAATTTGAAGTATTCTAATAATGAAACAGAAAACATTCAATTTTTAAATATATTACAGACTTTTAAACCAGAGAATATTTATAAAGTTAAAAAGTTTCAAGAAAGAACAACATTAAGCAATAATCAAATTATAAAATGGGGTAAATACATAGGAAACGATTTTAAGAAATTGGTTAAATTTAAATTATCAGTAAAGGGAAATGAAGTTCCTAAAGATTTAAGGGGACCTGAAATAGGAAAAGTAATACAATCAATGGAAAAAGAGAAATTCTTAAACGAAGCAAATGCCGTAAGAGGTAGTAAAGTTGAAAAATTTATTACAGGTCATAATTTAAAAATGAAAGGTAGAAGATATAAAGAAATTGAATTTGAAACTTTAAAGGTTGATAATAGTTCTAAGATGATTACATTGAGAATCTTATCACCTAAGAAATTATTTGGTATGGAAATACCTGTAAAATTCGCAACATTAAGGAGAGGTCCATTTCTAAAAACTGATACTGGTAAAAAAATAAAAGAAATAGCAGTTCGTCCAAAACCAAAAAAGTTTAAAGATATTTATAATGCGTTACCAAGTGACTTGAAGAAACGTGTGTATAATCTAAAAAACTTCGACCAGAGGAGAGATGCACACCCTGAAGGGAATGTGTTAAAACATACGATTGCCGTTACGAATAGGGCACTTAAAACTGGTGATATTGATTTTGGATTGGCAGCACTATTCCATGATATTGGTAAGGATGAAACAGCAGCCTTACACCCAAAGAAGGGATTTTGGACACATTATGGACATGAACACGTTTCAGCAAAATTAGTTAAGAAGTATAGGAAGTGGATAATTACTATGGGTGGTAATCCTGTTGATATTTACTATATAGTGAAACAACACATGAGAATGAAACAATTTGACAAAATGAAATGGGTTAAACAAGATAAGATGAAAAAGTTTAGAACGTTTGGTAAATTAAAGAAGTTCTCAAAAGATTTTGATAAGGGTGGACGGAGATGAAAAAACACATAGAAGAATGTATAGCAATAGCATCAATGTTCGGTAATGATATGGTTATCGGTAAGAACCGAGATAGAAATTATAATCCGAATCTTAAAGTAGTCAGGGAACTAACTGGTTATGGTGTAGAGTTATGTTATGTGATAGACCAAGATACAGATTGGTCAGAGGGGATGAATTCTCATGGAATAGGAATTGTAAATTCTGCATTATTCGTAAAACGAGATGAAAAAGATTTTGATAAATCTAAGAAAAAGAAAGCAATGTCTAAAGATGGTGCAAGAATTAGAGAGGCACTTGCAAAAACAACTTTACATGATGTTGTAAAATCATTAGTAACATATCATGGTGGAATTAAGGGACATACTTTAGTTGGTGATGGTAAAAAACTTGTAATAATAGAAAATACGAGTAGAGTTAAACCCGTAGTAAAGATAAAAGATTTAAGTAAAGAACCAATAGTGAGAACCAATCACGGAATAGAACATACTGAACAAGGCTATCAACGAGGTGCTGATAAATTATCTTCAGAGTTAAGATTGATGAATGCATTAAATGTTCTTCATCAAACACCACACTACAAAGAATTGTTTCCTGCGTTTTATAATCATAAACAAGACAAGGGCCCTAAATACGATTTAGTTAGAGCACAAAATAAACTCTGGACCTCAAGTCAGATCCTCATGAACTTAAATAAAAGAGAAATAATACTTTATCTTATTCCAGGTGCAGTAAAATTTCTTGGTATAGAAAATAGACTTCCAAATGATTATCAGTCTAAACTTAGTTTTATTATAAAGGAATATGAACATACTCCAGAAGAAAAATACAAACAATTCGTTCCAACTACGAAAAAACCTAAATACAGTGCACTTGTAGGAGAACTTATAAGTCCAATTTTAAAGGAACATGAAATAGAACAACTTAATGAAGTAGGAGAACAATATTACTATCCACGTACTATGTTGGACTATATAAAAGGATCTGGATATGATTCAGTAAAAAGGGCAAAAATTACTATTAAGTCAATAAAAAGTAGAGCCAAGTCAGAACAAAAAGAAATTGTGGAAACGATGTATAATAGAGCCAAAAACCATAAATCACAGACTGGTGGTATGAGAGAAGCAATGAAAATTTTTGAACAATGGTTATCAGAGGATACTAAAAAGATTAAAAAGGTGATTGGAATATATGGTGGTCGTTTTCAACCGTTTGGACTACACCATAAAAAAACTTTTGAGTGGTTAGAGAAAAAAGTAGATGTCGCATACATCACCACATCAGATATTAAAACACCACCAAAACATCCATTTAATTTTAAAGAAAAAGTTCGTCATATGAAAAAAATGGGAATTCCATCTAAAAAAATTGTAAAAGAGAGGATTCCATTAAAGGCGGAATTGCTAAAAAAATACGATTCTGACACTACCGCCGTGATATATATATTCGGAGAAAAGGATGCCGGAAGATTAGCAGGTGGAAGAAAGAAAAGTGGTGGTTTATCATATTTTCAAGATTATAAGAAGAATAAGGATAATCTAAAGGGATGGGAAGAACATGGATATTTTATGACTGCACCACACGTTTCTGTTAGAGTTGGTGGAAAAGAGATTAGTGGAACGGTAATGAGAAATTTGTTAGATCCAAATACAGAACCTAAGCCAACACCAAAACTGTTTAAAGAGGCATTTGGTTATTATGATGAAGGTATTTTTATGATGATGGTTAATAAATTTGGAAAATTATCAGAAGAAACTATTACTGAAGCAACTGGTGGAAAACTTATAGCAGCAAGAAATAAAGGACATTTGAGAAATGGTGGTGAAACTGCTTTGGACGCAAATGGAATAATCTCAAAATTTAAAGGTAGGGGGGATATTTCGGACGCATTTAGTTTTGCCGTAAAGGATTTAGAAAAGGCCATTGGTAAATTATCCGATAAACAGAGAAATAAGATTTTTATGAATGGTAAGGCTTGGATGAATTTAGAAGTTATGTGGCCCAAGTCATCAAATGTAATCAATTATGATAAAGCCGAGATAGTATTTCATGGAGCACTTGAATACGATGATAGTGGAAAGGCAATAGGTGAGGTAAAGGGTAGTGCAAGAATGTTAGCTGGTATGATTAAACAAGTTAATCAAAACATACAGAAACATTATAAAATAGGAAAACCAAATTTCCTTACAGTTCCTAAACATCAAGATTTTGATAAGAAGAAAGCGTATTTTGTAAACAAATTAAAGAAGTTACAATCAGAATATAAACTAAAAGATAATGATACATTGGCACTTTACCACCAGAAGTTTTGGGAAGATTTTGTTAAACAGGGAGAAGGTATGTATACATCTGGAATCCCCAAGAAAGTACAGAAAAATCTTGTAAAACGGTGGGCATTTTTTGATAAAAGTTATAAAATAGCCACAATTAAAAAAGATTTGGCCAAATATCCAGCATTTTTAGAATGGGTGTTAGGTGTTGATAAAGATGACCATTCAGCAATAGCTAAAGAAAATATGAAACCGTTTGAAGTACTATTTTTTGAACTTGGTGCGGAAATAATGAAAAATGTAAGTGGTTGGTTAGCGGCAAGTCCAGATGCAACAGTTGCAAGAGTGAAAAAACAATTAGATGCGGCCATCAAAGATGTTAGACAAGGTAAAGATTTGAAAAAACTCAACACATTAAAATTACAGTTAGATAAATTGAAGGCAATAGGTGGATTGGATGCCATTGTTCCAAGTGAAGGGATAGTTTTTAAATATAATGGTAAAACTTTCAAACTAACCGGGAGTTTTGCTTCGATCAACCAGATTACTGGATTAATGACATTTTAACCACTTTTCTAACTCCTGTCTATTTATATAGGAGAATAGGAGAGTAAAATGATTATTTATAAAACAACAAATTTGATAAATGGTAAATCGTATGTAGGACAGCAATCTACAAATGACGAAATGTATTTGGGAAGTGGTAAAATATTAAAAAGAGCCATTGTCAAATATGGTATAGAAAACTTTAAAAAGGAAATAATTGAAGAGTGTTCAACACGAGAAGAATTAAATAAACGAGAAGTTTATTGGATTAAAAAACTAAATCCTGAATATAATTTACACGAAGGTGGATATGGTGGATATAACGAATTTGCAGTAAGTGCAAATAAAAAGAAGAAAGGTAAAACTTGGGAAGAAATATATTCAACAGAGGGTTTAGAAAAAATGCAAAAGGTACGGAATAATTTACCAAACGTTGGTGAAAAACATCAATTTCAAAATTTATCAAAACATAGACGACTTGAAATTGCAATTTTGGGTGGAAGGGCAACTCTTGGAAATAAACGTAGTGAAGAGAGTAAATTAAGGACAAGTATAGCAATGAAAAATTCAAAAAAACACAAGGAGGCAATGAACGATCCGAAAGTTAGAAAGGTGTTGTCTAAAAAGGCGAAAATAATAACAACAGAGCATTGGAAAAATCCAGAATACGTAAATAACGTTATGAAAGGTCGTAAAAAATATTATACGGAAAACCCAAAAGTGAAAAAAGAAGATTTAGAACGATTACTCACTACAGATAAGAGTGTAACAGAAATAATTTATGAGTTGGGTGTGAGTATCCCAACTTATTACAAGTATAAAAAACAATACGGATTTTAGGAGTAGTTATGAACGAACATCAAAGACACGTTAAGGCAAGACAAGACATTTTAAAGGGTGGAAGTGCTGAAAAACGAATTTTTGTCCAAATGGAAGATTTGGAAGAAAAAAAGAAACGACAAGACGAGATAAAGGCAGACAGAGAACTAAAAAATGACCGAATGGACGCTTTAAAGGAAACAAGGACTCCTTGGTTTTGTCCAGAGTGTAAAAAAATCATGAAGAAAAAATTAGATGACAAAATGTATAGATTATACAATCAATGTTTTGATTGTCAAATACAATTTGAGAATAAACTTCGTATTGATGGAAAATACGATGAGTGGGAACAAAAAAAGATGTTAAATAAT